CAAAAACATTGTTAATTGGTCCTCCAAGCATTGTTAACATTGGACTTATTAGTGGTAGACCTCCTAGTAATACAGATTTATCTATAGATTGTTTATTCTTATATTGATACCAACGTCTCCACTGTTCAGTTACTTGACAAATGTTAACACACTGTAGTAAATAAGATCCAAAGTAAGTTCCTCCTGCTGAGAAATATTGTGAAGCTGATGATAGTGCTGCACAAACGTCATCTACAAAATCTTCTCCAGAGCCTGCTTCTATTTTACTAATCCTTTGTTTTAAATTAGGAGTGTATAAACTACCTGCTACGTAAAAGTCAGAGTTGAATTCAGCCACTATTGTATTAAATGTTGATTTAGCAACTGATCTAATTATATTACATCCTGCAGATATTTTAGTTATAGCACTACCCAAAAGAGCAAGTTGATTAGCAATGTTATCTACTCTTGGTATTTGCATGGCTCTAAACCCATCATCACTAGTTACAAGTGTCTTTATATTGGTAACCATATTTGTCTTTCTTAAATACTCTTCCACATAATCAGCAACAGCTGCGTGATATAAACTACTTGTTACATGTAAAATACCTTGACACATTCCCCATTCAAATTTAGAACCATATTGACTCATAGCTATCTTTGTACGAACTTTGTTTATAAATGTTCCAATTGTCGTGCCTTGTTTATATTTAATGTCTTTAGCAGCTTTATCTATCATGTTCTCTGGAAATTTAGCTATTTTGTGTTCAAATCTTTTAAATATAGATCTAATTACTGCTCTGATACCTGGATCATCAACTAGTGACACTGATAGTAATGCATAAAATGTAACTACAAGATGATTTGGACCCCAACGTTGTTGATCATTGTTATCGTAAATTAATCTGTGTTCTGTCGTTTTCCAGTGTTTGGATTCATCAACAAGTTGTGTCATTCTAATTGCCTTATCAGGATCTTCTAATACATTTTGTTTAAAGTTCCTTGCAATAGCTCTTGATGTTTCTTCTACAAATTTAGCACCCACTCTCATATTATAATTCAATACACTGATCTCTCTTTCTCCTTTTTGATCTTTATGAACTATTCTATAACAATATTCACCTCCTCTATTATAATTATTACATGCTATAGATTCTAGTGATACATCTACACTAGCTAATTCTTCTATAACCTTTTGTTGATAAAGTGGATTAGCATTAAATTTTGTCTCATCATAACCATAATCACGTACAATTCCCTCTACCATTACAGTTGCTGCTCTAACACTTTGTTGCTTTTCTGATAAATTAACTCCCTGCATTCCACCTCTCAATGTACATGCATCTATTGGTGATAAACTCAATCTATTATGTACTGCTGTTTTATTGGTAAGTGTATCATTATCTCGAGTTAGAAATATGGATAAAATTAAAGATAGAGAAAATGAGAATCTTTTAGGTTTAATTCTTGATGTCACTACAGCGTGATTCACTTCAGCTTCAATATTTTCTTCTAACATAGTTATAAAATC